GTTTGGTTGTGGTGTTTCTTGCTAATCACCAAGTTCCAACACGGAGTGAACTGTTGACAATTTTAAGTGTCCGCAATTAACAAAGCTTGTACAGTGTCGCCGCCGATCATGGGCGCTCGGTACCGATTGTTTCCTTTCTTATCCCTGGCTTTCCCGTCTTTGCCGATAGGACACCACCCAGCGCAATAGTCAATTGCAGACTGGGCAGCGGTCTCATACACCTCGGCCAAAGACTCTATGCTCACGCCATACACTTCAGAAAGAAAATCATCGAATTCGGCAACAGGATGAACTGCAACTCTATCAATAATCCTGCGGACTCCATCTTTACCACCCATCTCGGCCAATTTTGACGTTCTGACGTCGAGATAGGGGTTACTAGAAAGTGTCTCAGATGTGCTCAACAACAGATCTCGTATTATAGGGACGTGTCTATGTTCATAAGCGGCACACAAATACTTGCCGCTCATATAATCTCTGTCGTTAACGTTAGAATTCCTATTTGGTCTAACGTTAAGCTTGGACAAGACACGCCCGAATTGTGGGACAGGACGAGTACCTATCGGGGTTCGTACATATCGTTTCCGATAAAAGGTGGCGTGATGCCTACCGCGCTGAGGCACCACTTCAGCTTGCATTCCAGAAACTGAAGTCACACCCTCAATGCTCGACTGAACGGCATCAACATCCCCTTCAACATACCCCAAGTAGTCGTCCCCGCCATGAATGTTCGTGCTTTTCTCAATGCCTGCTTTTTGCAAAGCAGCCAATATGAGAACCATGCTCACGTAAGAATTTCCGGTAGTAGTGGTAGTCTCGCCAGACCACCGCTGCCCCTCCACAGTCCCAGCCACACCATACCTGGTCCAAACTCGGACTTTCGTATTCTTCGCGAACTCGCGCACAAACCAATCAGGCGCTCCTAATTTCCGGTAAAGCATCGCTTCATACTTGCGAAACTTCGCCGATTGCGATCCATCGTTATTTTTCATATCGCTCTCAATTGCCGTGCCCTGGCTACTCTCCATAATGTCACCTAGCTCCTCTCCGCTCGCGCCACATGCGTATATGACGCGATTTCCCGTATTCTTGGGATTGCTAGGTGAAAACATGGTCTTCATCCTGTCGTTTAGCTCCATAACGACAGGGCCAGTAAGCGCATTGTACATGTCTGATCCTTGATAGACAATGCGCGGTTGACTCTTATGCGGCTTAATGAGAGCTTCTTGTTTTGCGAACACATGTTTCTTTCCAAAATCACCGTTCAACTGGTGCTCTGCCAAAGCTGACAACAAGCGCTCAGCCTTGTTGCCAGTGCAATTTTTAAGGTACCTAGTAATAAGGTCCTTATCAACTCTAATTGTGTCCAGACTGTCAATCTTGGACATCAATAGTTCATGGCCAGTTCTAAATACTGACTCATCTTGTAGAGAAGGCGCGTAATCGCAGCGCTTCTTCATTGCATGCATTGTGGCAGCAGCGTTGTTGGTCGGCACGGTGATTGGGACACCCGACATCAACCCGCCTTTTGCAACACCGACGGTAAAATCGGTGTCGCTTGTTTTAACTCTGGCGATGTTGACATCTACGTTGATGTTCTCAAATTTGACCTCATGGTCATACTCAGTGTGTTGGTTGGACTCTAGCCCGTCACTGGTGACTGAGGCGCGCTCCAAGCTACCCTTGGAGCTCATGCTCTCAATATCGATGGATTCCATTTCTCCGAATTTTATATGCATCATTTATTTATAGACGATATGTA